TCAACTTGATAACTTCGGCATTTTTACGTGTTATACCAGCCCAGTTGATCACGCCAGGCACAATCCGTCCAGTTACTGGGTCACAACTGTAGGCCCAGTTTTCTTTTCCGTTTTCAAATTCTGTTATTAATTCTTGCAATTCTACTGTTCTACCATCCAGTAGAGGAATACCGGTGTTCAAGTCTAGACACAACGGATTGTAACTGGCATCCATCATGTTGGCGCCGCCACCGGTGTTGGTAGGTATTCTGCGTTGCCACATTTCGTTTTTGACTCGTTCCACAAACTGCATGGCCAAGTGACTGGGCATGTTGCCCACGTCGATCTTGAAGATTCTACGCTCTGGTGCCCGTTGCACCCGGTAAATCAACACTGAATCTTCCAGCAGTTCTTTTTGTTTGTACACTTTGAAAATGTTTTCCAGGATACTCTGACCAAAGGGCCAAAAGTAGTCCAGGCCTTCGTTTAGGCTGAGATGCACCACGTGTCTGGCATCAATACAGCTTTCGTTCATGGCCTGAGTAAATCTTGAATTGCCTGTGCCGCCACCGCCCGATCCGCCCGAGCCTGCTCCTGCACCACTCGGAGAGGAATAGCTGTTTTGACCAGCACTGCCTGTGGCTCTGCTCACATAGTAGTCGCTGGTGGTTTTTTGAGCCACGCTCATGTTTTCAAAATTGGGATTGATGTCGCGAATGATGTACTGCTCAGGGCGTTTGCCTTCGCTTTCGTTCACAATAACTCTGCTGACTTTGACCATGTCCACCCACATCATTTCAAATGTTTCTGGATCACGCACAAATATTTGATCGCCGTACTTGATGGTGTTGCGGAACAGTTTGAATACTCGCTGATCCAGCTTGTTCAGCTTGGTCCACTGTTGCAACTGTTTCTTGATGATTTCTATTTCGTGATCGGTGGGCTGATCGTTGAACGTGATATCAAACGGTGTGCGATTGTCGTCGTTGACCTGTGTTGAAAATTCTGCTATGATGTCCAAACAAGCATTAACTTCGGAATCCATGTCCATGTTTTCGTACTGGTTGTAGCGTTCAATGCGGTTGGGATGTCCTGAGTACACTTCGGGCAGTCTACTGGCATAGTTTCTAAACGCAAAGTTGTTGCCCACGCCGTTGCCGGTGTAGTCTGCGCCGGTCTGCTTGCTGTAGCCCGGAAGACCAAATTGGTTTGTGCCCGAGATTGGACTGAGTTGTCCGCCTGCGCCGGCCACTCGGAAATATTTTTTCCACCCAGGTTTGCGAGTATTTTGATTGTCTGCCATAGTTGTATATTTAGCGCACTACTGCTTGGTGTGTTGCAATTGTTTCTTGGACACTGCCAGTTGTTCTCTTAGTATAGCATTCTGTTCCATTTGTAGTTTTTGTGTAAGTGTCATGCGATCCGAGTCTGCTGGTTGTTCGCTACCGCCCGGGCCGTTGCCACGTGCTCCTTCTACAGGCCCAGGAGTTGACAAGGCCGCAGATTTATACCCGTTGCGCGGACCGGCTAATTGAACATGCACCGGATCGTTGGCCACTGGGCGGGCAAGACCGTATTTTTTTAACAGGCCCAACCGATCCATGTCGTTTGCTGCTGATTCAGATATGTCTACTGCGTTTCCGGTTTCGTGCAAACTGTTGCCGGGTTTGGCCACAGGCTTGCCTTGTTTTCCGCCAGCAATGTACTCGTTGTACATGCGTTGTTGTTTCTCGCGATCCCGGACGCCACTGGTAATTGTGGCCGTTTTACCTGTGAGTTTTTCATAATCGTTTATGGCCTGCGTGACAGCCGATGCCAATTTGCCGTTGACGCCGGCAAGTTTTCCGGTCCCGCTTCCGGCTGCCGGTCCGCCGGCTGGCCCGCGATTGACTCCGGCCGGAGTCGAACTGGTTCCGCCTACTCCAAAATTTTGGTTGATGTACCCGGTTACTTTTTCTAGTGCAGTGGCAAACGAGTTGACCGCAGGCACTGCTGCTGATGCTAGGCTGAATCCCAAACTCTGCATGTTTTTGCTTGCGCCAGCTGTGGCCAATTGAGCCGCGGTAAACTCCTCGGTAGTCTTTCCAGAGGCTTCCATTTGCTTTTTCTGGATGGCCTCAACGGCTTGTTCGCGAGTCAACCCTGTGGCCATTAACTTGTTTTGTTCTGCCAGCATAGCTGCAGTATCAAACGCCTGCACAGCCACACCACCAAATTGATCGCCGGCATACATGATCTGCTTGCCAAATCTCACAGTTCCGTTGGCCAGTTCCTGCTGTGTGTCAGCAATGGCTACTGCGGCTGTTTTGCCTTCTTGTATGGCCAGGGTGTTTTGTCTAATAGCATCGTTGGCAAACAGATTGGCAGCGGCTGCTTCCTTGGTAAGCGGAATGCCGGTGACCAGTGCTCGGGCCGCATCGCCGGCTGCGCCGCCTAGTCCTTCCACATACTGCTTGAGTTGCAGGGCCTGATCACCTTGCCCGTTGGCCTGCATGTCGGCTATCTTCGCGCGGAATCTGGCATCGACTAGACTTTTTTGTGCTTCTTTTTGCTGTGCTTCCCGGGTCTGTCCTGTGAGCCGTGCAATTTTGTCCACTTCTATGATGTAGTTTTGAGTTTTTTTGGTCAGCTCCTCGGTGGTATTGCCTTGCAAGATACCGTATCTTGCGCTGGATGATAGAAACTCGGTGGTAGCATCGCCTACTGCATCTAGACTCATGCCCAATTTAAGGAATCTCTGTGCTGTGTCCCCGGTGGTGAGTGCCCCGGCTACCTTGCTCAGTTGTTCTGCACCGGCTGCTGCTGTGCCGTTCAGGGCAGACAGACCCACAGTATTGACTTTTACTGATTTGGCAAAGGCCGGAAGGCTGTAGTTGCCCAGCTGGTTGAACTGCCTAAGTAATCCGTCAACTCCGTCGGTGGCACCAGCACTGGCATCGCCCAGGGTTTGATAATTCTTGGCCATGGTATCCAGCTGATCCAACACAAACTTGGCAGCTTGCCCCACGCCTTCGGCCAGCGCCTTGGCTGCGCCTCCTACTAGCGGAATAGCACTGGCCAGGGTGCCAATCATGCCAGTTAGGCCAGTGATACTAGAACCCAAGCTCTTGAACGATCCTTCACCGTCGGCTACCGCACGAGCCATGCCGCCCAGTGAGCCAGTTGCGCCTACCAGTTTCTGGGTGTATCCTTGCAGGGCCTTGTAGGCTGTGGTGGTGTTTCCGCCCAGTTTGGCCAAGGCTTCAGCTGAAAGAACTCCGTTCTTTCTGAGCTCTTCCATTGCATCCGCAACAGCCTGTGTGTCGTTTTCTAGCGCCATGTGTTTTTGACCGATAAGTATTAAACAATATTTATGGTGATCAAATGTCCAACCCTTTAAGTCAGTATTTCCGCCAGCCCAGCATCTACATCAAGTTGCCCAGTCAGGGTCAAAACTATCCTGCTGGTACTTTAAACATGCCGGCCAATGGAGAACTGGCAGTTTATCCCATGACAGCCATTGACGAAATTACATATCGCACACCAGATGCCTTGTTCAACGGGCAAGCCACTGTGAACGTGATCCAGAGCTGTGTGCCCGGAATTATAGATGCTTGGTCTGTGCCCAGCATTGATCTGGACACCATCCTGATTGCCATACGCATCGCCAGCTACGGACATGACATGGAATTTGCCACCACTTGCCCAGCCTGCAACAACACCGTGGAACGTGTGGCCGATCTCAGAAACATGCTGGATGCATTGCGAGCGCCCAACTACACAGCCACAGTTGCCCATGGTGATTTGGAAATTTATTTCCGTCCACTAACCTACAAAAATCTCAACGAAAACAGCCAGTTGCAATTTGAACAACAAAAACTCTTGCAGGTAATTCCAGATGCTGCTGTGTCTGACAGCGATAAAATGACTGCGCTGACTGCGGCATTCAAACAATTAACAGAAATCACTGTGCGGTCCCTGTCAATCAGCATAGTGGCAATCAAGACACCGTCGGCCTTGGTCAACGAACAACCTTACATCGAAGAGTTCTTGAAAAACTGTGATCGAGACCTATTCAATCAGATCCGTGACCATGTGATGCAATTGCGCGAGCAAAGCGAACTGCAACCACTTGTACTCCGGTGCGAATCTTGCCAGCATGAATACCAGCAGGCGTTGACCTTGGACATGGTAAGTTTTTTCGCACCCGCCTCTTAGTCTTGGACTCTGACCAAATTAGCAAAATGGTTGATCAGATGGACAAGGAAACAGACGATATTAGACGAGAGGCATTAAAAGTATCTTGGTACATGCGAGGCGGCGTCAGTTACGATCAGGCTCTGCAACTCAGTGTTGCAGAGCGCACCAACATCAGTGAGCTGATCAAAGAAAATTTAGAAACAACCAAAAAAACCGGACTGCCTTTTTTCTAATGTTAAATCTAGCCACTGTGACCCGCGATATTGAAACCTGGATCGAAACGTTTGTGGAAGTTCCGCATCCGGCCTTGGGTGGCTGGGCTCCTTGCCCGTATGCCAGACGGGCCAGACTGGACAGAGACTTTGAAGTTAGACTGGGACTTGCGCCCATACACGACATGATACGCATTGCCGAACAGGGCCTGGGCGGCCGCAGTGTAGTAATCGTGGTGTATGATCCTGCACAACACAACTATAGTGAATTCAGTGCAGACTTGCACACAGCCAACACACAATTTTTATTGCCCAACAATCTACTAGCCTTGGAGGATCACCCTGGTGACCCGGAGGTGGTCAACGGAGTTTGCATGAATCAAGGCACTTATGTGTTGGCTCTTGTGCAAAGTTTGAGCGATCTTGACCACGCTGCACAACAGATGGCTCGAAAGGGCTTCTACGACACCTGGCCCGAAGACTACTTGACTGAACTGTTTCAGCACAGACAGGATCCCAGATCATGACCTATCAGTTTGCCAGGGTGGATCTCAAAAAGAACACCGACGCAATTGCGTGTGACTGGTACTACATTGCGAATCCGGATTCCGCAACCATACTTGCACTGCGAGATATCTACCGAACCTACTGTAGCTACAAGCACTTTGTGAGTGTCATGCCCATGTTTGATAGTCAATTTACAGATGCCAACACCGACGTGATCGGATACAGTCACAACAGCGAACTTGTGGCGTTTAGCTTGATTACTAGGTACAATGCTACCAATGCGTTGTGCGCCCAGTTTGCATGGAATTATCGGAATCCCCGGCTAAGACTGGGCATACGAAGTTTACAAACCGAATGTGCTATCTACCGTGAAAGAGGATTTGAGTACTTGTACTTGGATCAGGCACACTTATACAAACAAGGCATCGCGGGCTTTGAACTACTAGGACCACTGGAATAATATTATGGCAGACTTATACACAATTTGGGCAAACAAAGAAGGCGACATTACAGATCTGGCATTTGTGAACGGCATGAAAAGTTTCTTTGATCACCTTATCAGCGAAGGCAAGATGCAATCATACAGAATTACTAGATGCAAGATGGGATTCCGCAGTGTTGCAGACATGCCCGAATGGTTTATTATTATGGAATTTAACGACATGGCGCAGATAGACGAGGCGTTTAAGCGAGTGGCACCGTTGGAAGGCGAGCTAGAGGAGAAACATCAATCGTTTAATCGCTTTGTGGACTGTTCAACTATTCAGCATGCACTTTGGCGAGATTATCCTGATCAAT